GGACGGCGGAACAACTATAGTTAGTACAGGAGTAAGTAGTAAAGATTGTTGGCTCGGACCTGTTGGGTTGTATATCGGGTCGTCTGCTAATTTATCTGCTGCAACTGTTTTGGCAAATTACAATGATGGTATTGGTCGTAAGTATGATGGAAGTGAGACAGGATTGGCTGCTGCTTGGAATAATGATGAAGGAACTGGTACAACTTGCTACTGTATTAATAATACTGATGGTCTGAAGGCTACAGTTAGCGGAACGGCGTGGTCACCAAGTAAACAGTCGGGCGGTACGGCGGCAGTAAAGAAGTGTGGCCCTCCATTTAGAAAGAAGGGTGAGAAAGATGCTGAGAATCCACTTCCGGCTGTAGGATTATTTGCAACCGCAGTAGAGACTGCTACAGGTGTATTACAGCCTGTTACCCATACTTTCCCACAGGCGATTGAGATAGGTAGGAATAATCCGGTGAGGATTTTGGAAACAGATGGGGCATTCAGTCTGATCTTATTTGGATTTACGGCTGACGCTTTATAAGATAATTTTTTAATTAGGATGGATGAATTATGGCTAAAGGCGATTTGATTCGGGCAATTATGAAAATGAAACATAGCCCGGCAGGTAAGAAATATCTTGCAAGCAAAAAAAAGAAAAAAGGAAACAAAGAAGATGTTTATTTCAAGGGAATTAAACGAGAGAGTGTAGAGTCTCGGTTAAAGAAAGCGGGGCTTAGTGAAGCAGATTTGAGAAGTCTGCGTGGTAGAGGTTAATTAATTTTTTGAAAGGAAGAAAGATGGGACTTACAACTGAACAGGCACATAAGCAATTAGAGAACGTATTACTTAATGGGAGAATTCTTGTTAATGGATTGCCACTAACTGCAAATGAAATAAGTTCATTGCTTATGGGCGAGAAAATGTTATTTTCAAAAGCAACTCGATTAGACCAACAGACAGAGGCCAAAAAAGAACCAGAGAAAAAGGAGTAGATTATGCAGCTCTGGAATATTTTAGAGAATTTGCTAATTTTAATTTTTGAAAGGAGATTATCATTTTAGGCATGACAAGTTATTATAGGCAGCAGGAGCATACTATTGTAGGAGGCGATCTTTCTGCATGGTTGGAGCGGTTGGTTGAGAATGATCCTAAAAGGAAAGGACATCTTTTTCTGGTTAGGTATAACAAACTCGGGGTTTTCGTAATCGCCGAGTGGCTGGATAAATATAATATCTTTGTAGATGTGCTAAACTTGGGGAAGTCGCTGGCGAATTTCGGGTTTAAGGCGGCACAAGAACTCCGCAGAAGATTGTTCGCACCTGTTACTGCGGAGGAAACGATGAGGATTATTAATCAAAATGATAGTGATTTTTATCATCGGCTTCAAGATGAAGATTCTGAGGAAACTGAAAGGCGTGAACGAGTTACAATAGGAGAATAACGATGAAAGATTGGAATTTGCGGGGCGGGGTATTATTGGTCATGCTTTGCTGTATAGTTATAGCACTGTATGTACATTCCGAGAAACCAGCAGTGTCCTATAGGTTTACGAATACGATACAAAGAGTATTGCCGAGTGTGGTTCATATTAAATGTGACCGATGGCAGGGGTCAGGCGTGGTATTGACTAAAGATATTGTGGCGACTGCTCGTCATGTTGTCGATGGGACTCGATATACAATTACTAAAAGTGATGGCTCTGTTGTAAAGGGGGTTCAGGCTATATCACATAAGGATTATGATATTGGGTTTATACGGGTGGCCGACCCTAATCTTGTTCCCGCTAAATTTGGCAGTATTGAGGATTGTGTGCTTGGGCAATCTATTTTTATTGTAGGTAGCCCGTATGGGAAATTAAACTTTAATAATGTGACATTGGGGATCATATCAGGATTAGATAGGGATTGGAATAAAATTAATCCTCGGACAGGAGAACCATATGGCTGGAAAATTGCATTTACTTCTGATTCTGCTGCCCACCCTGGAAATAGTGGCGGCCCTGTATTTACTATGGATGGCAGAGTTAGGGGTCTTTTGGTCGGCGGCTTTAGTCCTGTACTTAATTGCAGTATGCCTTCCGATTTATTTATGGACGATATTGAACTTATTAAAATGATGTTTGCATTGGATAAGTATAAGGTTGAAAAGAAAAAATCTGTGCATGTGAATAGTAGAGAAGATTATTATTTGGATGACTGATTATGCCATTAACCTCAAAAGGAACTAAGATACTTGCCAAGATGATTAAGCAATACGGCAAGAAAAAGGGCAAGGGTGTTTTCTATGCATCGGAGAAAGAAGGAACTATAAAAGGAGTTCATAAATAGTGACTGATGAACAACGAGATAAATTAATAATTGAAACTGCCAGTGATGTGCGATGGATTAAGGCTTGGACTATTGAACACAAACAAACACATGCAAAATATGTGTATTATTTCATTACAACCGCTATTGCCATTTTTCTGAGTTGGTTTCATTAAGGAGAAATAAATGCCTGCTCCTATTTCACTGCCTCCTTATTTAGGAGATTATTTAGCAGATTCTACAGTGTATCTTTATTGGGATACTTTTGATTCCAGTAATGCTTCTGTCACTATATCTGGCCTTGCTGTTACTGATATTGAGATTTATAAGAATGGTAATAAAACCCAAAGGGCGTCGGATTCTGGATATACTCTTTTAGATACAGATGGAATTGATTTTGACGGGATTACAGGCTGTCATGGAATTTCAATCGACTTGAGTGATAATACTACAGCGGGGTTTTTCGCTCGTGGGAATGATTATGCAGTTCATGTGAGTGCTATTACCGTTGATAGTCAAACAGTGAATTTCTGTGCTGGAACTTTTAGTATAGAGAATAGGGCGGGACGGAATGGTGTTGGGGATTATGAGGTTACATTGACAATCAGGACTACGGGGGGGAGTGCTGTTTCTGGTGTTTCTGTTTGGGTTAATAGTTCCAATGACAGGTCTGGTTCTGTGGCCGGGACTAAGGTTACTGATACGAATGGGCAGGTTGTGTTCAATTTGGAGTACACTACATATTACATCTTTTGTAACCTGTCGGGATATACATTTGCATCGGCATCGTTCACGGCGGCATCGGGGAGTGTATCGTTTACGAAAGATATAGCAACAGCAACCTCCGCAGGATCAAGTGCTTTTTATTCAGATAGTTTCCTGACGAGAGCTATAACGGATGTTCGAGAGACTACTGATGAGCCTACAACCAAAGCTAAGTATTCGGATTCAAGAATAATCGAACATCTTGAGAAGGCATATATTATTGTTCTTAATGAAGTGAATAGAAATTCTAGAACACCTGCGGTTGCTAAGATTGAAAAGACGATTGCTTCCGGCACCTTAACCTACCCGCTCCCTCATACGGTAGGGTCAGTTCATGGGATTTACAGGACAGATTCTACAGGAGGAAAAATATACTATGATTCCAGAAGTAAATTTAATCCGGGGGGGAGAGGGATTTGGATCGAGAATCAAACACTTCATATACAAACTACGGATATGTACGGGTTAGATACAGAGATAACAATAGAGTATATTCCAGCTGGAATTGCCAGACTTCATAACGGCACTTGTACCCTAAATGCAGCGGGGACTATTGCTACGTTTGGATCAACCCCGAATGCTGGAGCACTTGATACACATCACGAAGCGTATGCTGGCAGTATTTTCCGTTGTCTCGGTGCTGATGGTACAACTGTCACCGGAAATTATTTACAGGAGCGGATTATAACTGCCTATGATGAAACTACACGACAAGCAACACTTGATGCCGCTCTTTCACCTATACCAACAACGGATGACGGTAGTATTTATTACGAGATTGCTCCGGCGATTCATAAGGGAATGGACACTGTTGTTGCTTTGTATGCGGCATACCGGCTTATGGCTACTGAAGGAAATGCTAAGAGAGCTTCGAGTATTCTTAAGGCATACCAAAGTGAGATTAGAAATGTACGATTAACGGCATATTATTCTTACTTGCCGGAAGCTCCTATTGACAGAAGTGATAGTTCTGATAACAGACGTTATTGGAGGGGCTAATCTTGGCAGAAATTTTCACTACCTCCGGTGAAAGCAGCGAGAATGTCGTTGTATCCACTCCACAATTAAACGGTATTTTCATTCCTGGTATAGATAATTCTCTTGCAGTTGATGGATTCGGAATAATAACACCATTAGGAGGGGGTCCCACTGTTAGAAAGTACGGAGATTATGGTATCTCTGCGGAGGTTTCAGGACAAAGTACCCAGTTAAGGGATTTATCAGATGCCCTTATTCCCTCTGCGGGGGTTGGAGTAACCTATGACATGGAAGGATTGATTGGCCCCCAAGGAATTCCTGGGAGGGATGGAACTACATTAGTTGTTCATCATCACGATGGTCTGAACTCTAATTTTTTGACGGGACTTGGACATAATCTTGAACAGATAGATGCTCTTGGTACGGCTGCTGATAGGATGATTTATACGAGTGCCGTTACGACTTATGTGCAAGGAGTTAGTTGGGCTGATAAGTCTCCGATAGGTAATCTACAGAGTTGGGGCTATTTTGCAATAGATTCGGATGGGTCAAATATTATAGCAGGTAATTTTAATGGAAGGCTTTATACCTCCGTAGATTATGGAGAGAATTGGACAGAGAGACAGCCGGATGGGGCTTCTAATTATTATTGGTCTGGAGTGGCTTCGGATTCGGATGGGTCTCATTTAATAGCTGGACAAACTAATGGAAGGCTTTATATATCTACTGATTCTGGAGCGAACTGGACGGAGAAACAGCTTGCAGGGGATGTAGATAGGGATTGGTTGGGTGTGGCATGTGATTCCGATGGTTCGGTTATGGTGGCTTGCGATGGGGATGCGGGGGGTAAGGTTTGGATTTCTGTTAATTCGGGGGTAGATTGGACAGATAGACAACCTTCTGGTGCGAGAGATTATCCTCTGTGGAAAGCTGCGGATTGTAGTGATGACGGTTCTCTTATTGTGGTCGTGGATTATGGGGGAAGGATTTGGACAACAGTTGATTACGGGGTAAACTGGACGGAGAGAAGGCCATCTGGGGACTATGATTATAGCTGGCGAGATGTGGCATGTGATTCGGATGGGTCTGTTATTATAGTATGTATAGACCTTGGGAGATTATATGTATCGGATGATTCTGGAGCGACTTGGAGCGAGGAACAACCTTTAGGGGACGCGTTACGAAAATGGTATGGAGTAGATTGTAATTCTGACGGGACTATTTTATTGGCGGCAGTTTATAGTACGGGAGGGACGCACCCATCAGGAGTATATGCTTGGCCTTATTTAGGTTCTTATTGGGGTAATGTATCCCCTCATGCTACAGATAGTAATTGGTCATCTGTAGCCGTGAATTCGGATGGCTCAAGGTTTTTCGCCTCGGAGTGGGGAGGAGCACAAGGGCATTTCTGGGGAACGGAAGTAACAACCTATGTTAAGGCGACTTGGGCTGAAACACCCCTGACTGCATTTGCAAGAACATTGCTTGATGATGAAGATGCTTCAACTATGAGAACAACTCTGGGACTGGCTATAGGTAGTGACGTTCAGGCTTGGGGGGCAGTTTTAGATGATTTGAATACGCTCGGTGCAAATTCGGCTGATAGTGAGTTTCTTGTCGGCACCGGGGCTGGTGCGTTAGCCTGGGAAAGTGGGGCTACTGCAAGAACATCAATGGGGGTTGGAACGGGGGATAGTCCTCAATTTACAGGAATAGAATTAGGTCACGCATCGGATACTACGATTACACGAGCCTCCGCAGGGATTATTGCAGTAGAAGGAACTAATGTTATGCTGGTTGGAGATGCTCCTACTGCCCACACGATAGCATCACATAGTGATACATCTGGTACTGGGGCGGAATTGGACACCCTCACTGATGGTAGTGATGCAGGGGCATTACATTCTCACGCTGCGGCGTATCAACCTCTGGATGTAGGATTGACAAGTTTAGCCGGATTGACTTATGTTTCGGATAGTTTTATTAAAGTCACTGCGGAGGATACTTATGCAATACGAACTATTGCTGAGACCAAGACGGATTTAAGTTTGAATTTAGTAGAAAATACTGCATTATCAACTTGGGCGGGAACAACAAATATTACTACTCTTGGCACAATTGGAACAGGGACTTGGCAAGGGACATCAATATCAACCACATATACTGATGCTAAATGTACTGCAACTTGGCCTAATACTTATACTGCCGACCAGAATTTGCAACAAGCTGATAGTCCAACATTTGCAGGGTTATCACTTGGAACAGGTGAGTTGACTTGTGGAAGTATTAATCGTGCTGCTGATACATTAACACTTGAAATTGGTGGAACTGCTGAAATATCAATTACATCTACTACAGTAACACTAGGTGGTAATTTAATAATTCCTGATGGTGGTACGATAGGTTCTGCTTCTGATATTGATGTGATGACTATTGATGCTTCAGGTAATACAACTTTTAGTGTATTTCCTATTACACCATCTGCTGCTCCTGATGCTGATTATGAGGTTGCTAATAAAAAATATGTTGATGATAATGCTGGCGGGAGTGGATTTACTTCTAAAGCTTCTGCATATGTCGGTTCACAGCATACAGCGACTAAAAATACTTTTACACAAATTGAATATGATACTGAAAATTATGATGTTGGTTCTGATTTTAATACCGGCACATATACATTTACTTCTGATGCGGATGGATATTATCACGTAACAATGTCTCTGGCACTTTTAGCAATGGAATCTGGTAAGTATATGACAGCAGCTATTTATAAAAATGGGGCAGCTATTAAATATTGTGGTGTTTATAATGGTGTGGCCGGTGCTCATGCTTATGCGTTTTTGGCTGTAGATACTTATTTGGAATCAGGTGATACTATAAATGGACATGTTTTTCATAATAATGCAGCGAACAAAACTATACAGAATACTGACCCGCAAGGTTCAATTTGTATTCATCAATTTGGGTAGGAAATATAATGAAACAGATTATAGTAGAAATTTCAGATATTGAAGAAAAAGCTTTATTGTGGGATATAGTTTCCATTCAAGATTGGTTAAATAATTTTGTTCATAATAAAGCAAGAAAAGTTGCGGATAGAATTATCATTGACCACACTGATAAGAACCCACAAAAAATATCACAGCAAGATAAGGAACAAATTATTGAACCTTTAGAATTAAAAACGGCTGCTGAACGTCAAGCAGAATTTGAAGAACAAGTGAGGGGTTAATTAAGATGCCTGAAGATAGGATTTATATACCGTATGAGTTTCCTTCACCGAGGATGGATCAATCTGTCCCTCCGAATCAGGTTAAGCCCGGGTCGTTTGGGCGTTTGTCGGGGATTGATGGCCGGTTTAATGGGGGACTTCGTAAGTTCTATGGAATGAGAGAAGTTCTTGATTTGGATGATGTGACTGATATGGGGGATATAGATACTTATGCCGGGCCAGATTATATAAAGCAGGTTACTTTTCAGAAAAGGAATACCTCGACTGTTTATCGGGGGTTTGTGGTTCGGTGGGATAGCCAGAATGATACAACCGATGAACAGATTGATTTGATCTATACGGCCAACAACGGTACTTCGTGGACGAAACTTGCGATTTGGGCGGCGGGTAATGGAATTACTGCCAGTTTGGAAATAGATTGTGATGTATCGGGGGGTTATCTACTTATTGCGGTTGATACAAAAGCAACTAAGACTGTGTATTGGACTGGGACAGCTTTAGCAGTTGTGAGTTCGGGGCCGGGAAACTTTGATACTGAACTTACGGCCCCCACAAAAAATACCTCCGCAGTAGATACAAGTTACCAATTGAGAGGTAATGGGACTTACCAAGTGGCGTACCGGTTCTATAGCTCTACGAGGGGAATATATAGTGCTCTAAGTGCTCCACTTACAGTTCATTTAGATCACCACAAAACCACTAAGGCAGTGGGAACTATTAGTTTTTCTGCTGCGGGGGGGGATAGTGGTTTAATGGCAGCGGGGGATGTATTTACGATTAATAGTCGGACGTATGAATATATAGATTCTGGGTCGGATGTTACCATTGCAGCGGCGGCGGGGGCAACTACGGCACAACACGCTACGGCTTTGGCGGATGCGATTAATGGGGATAGTTCGGCGGATGTAACGGCCTCAGCACAATCGTCAAGTGTGTTACTGGAGGCTAAAGTTCGAGGGACAGGAGGTAATGCCTATGGCCTTAGTGTAGTAGAGGTTGGGCCGAATACGGATGATATTTCGGTATCTGGCTCTACGTTGACTGGTGGTGGGGTTGTAACAACTGAGGCCGAGACCCAGGTGAAACTGACTATTGATTTTCCTGCTCATGGGTCTGTAGTATCTGGTGAGGATTATGACGATTTTAATGCTCTATTCGATACAGTCGATATATTCCGCACAATCGACTTAGGTGATTCAATCACAAGTCAGGGGGCGATATTTTATCTTGAACAGACTATAGCTAAGACTGGAAATTGGGCGACATCTGGAGCTTGGGATACATTGACTTGTGATGTAGGAACGCTTGTTGATGAGGCTCTTCCGTTTCAGACAATGTATGATCCTGAGAAAGATATTATAGAAGCCCCTCCGCAGAGTGGAACGATTGGAAGATATAGTGATGTAACATTCATGGCTCAGGCAGCGAGTGTTGATGGGGGGTATGATACATTATCGAGTAGTCCCGAGCATGTTTCGCCGGAATATTTTAGTACATACAACAAACGTAAGGGCAATCCCGAAGATGGAAGGCCATTGAGGTTTATTCCTGCGGGGGATTCGCTGTTTCAGCTTTGCTATAATGCTATAGTTCATATATTTAAGTCGGGGAAACTTAAACCGTTACAGTTTTCAAGATTGCACAAGAAACGGGGAATTGTGGGGAAGGAAGTTGCCCACTCGTCAGGTAATAGTATATTTATGATTACGGGGCTTGGTCTTGCAGCTTTGAACGCTAATGATGGAAGTATGGGGAGCATTACTGCGGTGGATAGGATTATCTTTGATGATTGGAAATCTGAAATATCGACCGTGAAAAGTTGTTATGATGCTCTGATGAATGCCTCGTTCTTTTTGAATTCGACTCAGGAAGAGATGTTGGTTTTGTGGCATACCACTAAAGTATGTACTATGCTGGACGGAGCTAATTTCGTAGGGGCTACATCGGGACCGGATATAACAACTGGGAAGAATGACAGGGCTTTCTTTGTGACAGCTACGGGGCTTATTGTGAGTCCTGATAATCTGGAGGCTGGAAGTGGTACTATGTGGGATTTGAGCGATACCTATACCCTCAATGGTACTGCAACCGCCACATCCTCTACAACCCTTACTGATGCTAATGCCACACTGAATGCTGATATGGTAGGAGCAAAACTGTATATGACGAGTGGGGATAATGCCGGGGATTCGCGGGAGATAGCGACGATAAATAATACTACGAAGGTGATTACATTTACGTCTAATTTCAGTAATGATATTGCTACGGGGGATACTTATGCTGTTAGTCCTGTGCCTTTTTCTGCAAGATTGTGGAGATTGCAGCATGAGGAATTGTCTAACTTCTCCAGGTGGATTACCTCCGGGGTAGCCTTAAAAGTACGTAAACTGTCGGGATATGACAGTAATGTTAATAATAAATGGCGTGTGGGAGCCTATAGAAATGGCGAGACCTCGATAGAAACCACTGTAGCCTACCCATCTGTGGATTCCAATCCCTCTGACTCTGCGGAGGTTCTGAATATAGAGGGGATTGATGTGGAGCCGTATATTGAGCAGATTGCAGCGGGGGTTAAATTTGAGCTTACAGACGCGGAATTTAATGTTTCGTTGACGGATAGCAGGAAGGTAAGTGCTTCTTAGTTGACATATTTTCAATATGTGGTATAATGATAATATAAGAAGGTCTAAGGGGAAACGATAATGGCAAATGGTATAGTAAGTCCAGCAACGACACCGACCACTGGTTTCGATTATGAGGCTTATAGGAAGAAAATACAGGAAACTGCTGCCAAGACGCGGGATGTTGCAGGAATATCTCCAGAAACTAAATCACAGTTGACAACAGCAGCTACGCAGGTTCAGCCTATTGCGGGGCATCAGAGAGTTGCTCAGTCGCTTGTTTCTCAGCTTGGACAACAGGAGGCCGATGTGAAAGCCAGGGCAGAAAAGGCGGCTACTGGATTGGAAATGGTGGGAGAATCTACTTTACAGGGGATGCAAAATCTTGAGAGAATTCAGAGTACATTGCGGCAAAGAGTTCAAGATACAAGTGGTGCATGGGGGGAGGCCCCCGAGAAAGCAGATGAGTATGTTCAGGCTGCACGAAGTCGCGTTGGAGAAGTCTTGACAAAGCTGGATGATATTTTTAAGGATATGAATGAGAGTCGTGATTTCTCTAAGGCTCATGCGATGCAGGCTTCGGTGCAGGCCACTATCGGGTCTATGAGGGCCGAGGAGCGGAATATAGTAGAGACTTATGGGACAGAGAGTAAGGAGTATGACCAATTCCGTATGAGCAAGACGAATGCTCTGGCCACTGTTCAAAGTAATCTTCATGCTTCCTATGCTAACTTGGAAGAGCAGCAGNGGCAAAATTATATGAATGTTGTAAGTGAGGCTTATACTAAGTCGAATATGTATGTTGGGTTTCAGGANCAGCAGCATGTAGAGATGTTGAAGTATAAGGCCGAGGCNCAAAATGCTTATAATATTCAAGCGTCTCAAATGGATGCTTCGATAGAGCAGATGAAGATGTCGGGGATGGAGAATCTTGCAAATTGGATGATTGAGACTCCTACGTTTTCTATGGATGTAACCCCCATCGTTGCGATGATTGCCGATTTGGGTGTCCAAGCACAGTCGCTTTATGATACTCATAAGTATATGAAACGGCAGAGTAAGAGAGGTGGCTTAACTGCCAGCTTTATGCAGGGATTGGGAGGTGGATTAGCCGGTGGAATTGGTGGGGGGATTGGACAGTTTACGGGTAGTTTGTTTCAAAAATAATATTTAAGAGGATAATAATATGGCAAGAGGAAAAGATGCTCCTGTAGAGGGGATTCAAATAGACCCTTATGTTCAGCAGTCTATTATGAAAGGTAAGGAACAAGCTGGTAGTCGTCTTGTCGCCGCTATGCAGGAGGCCGGTGCTTCGGAGAGACAACGTACTGCGGGGACTCAGGCAGCGGTACAGACGGGAATGAGACAAGCACACGAGCAAAGAATGCAGGCTACTCAGTTAGCAGCACAGGAAGAAATGGAGGATAAACGTGCTGCGGAGGCTGAAAGGGCGAGACGTGAAGATCAAAAATTTGCAAAATCTATGCAGGAAGCCACTCAGGAATTTCGGGCGAAACAAGCCGAACTCGACCGTGAACAACAGAAAGCTATCATTGAGGGAGACAGAAAATACAAAGATGAAATTGAGAAACGACGTGAAGCCCTCCGCAGGTTTAATATTGAGCTAAATATGGATGCTCAGGAACGAACTACTAATGCTATGCTTTCCATTATTAGGGGGGGGCTTAGAAAAGAGTCCACAACAGAAAAAGCAAAAACTGTATTAGAGCAAGAGGCAACTCGGTTTGATGAGGATAAGGATATTTACAATAAAACAAGAGAGCGGGTTACGGAAGCTATTAATACTGACAAGAGAATGGATTTACCTGTCAAAGTCGGCAAGCGGATTCCTACGGGAAAATACAGGTGGCCTATGTACGGATTAGCTGGCGTGGCTGTTCCTATTACGGAACCTGAACCAACCGCTGACCCAATGGGGGTTCTTCAGGATCAGATTGGTAAATATGGTGGGAACATATCAGTCGAAGAATTAGCTCCTGAAAATATTAGTAAGGTAGAAGATCAGATTCAAAAGGGGGATATTAAAACCGAGGACATTAATAAAACCATCGGTGTTTTAGAGGGAATGATAGAGGCGGTTAAGGGCAAGCGAAATTCTTTCCCCAAGGAATCTGACGAGTTTGATTTTTGGCAGGATGCTAATTTGAATATGGCTCAAATGCGGGATGACTTGGAGGGGCTTGTTAATAGTACAAAAAAAATAGCTGGTTCTGAAACGGAGACAGTTGGTTCGCGTGTGCGGTATGCTTTGGGGACGGTACACAATAGCTCTCTTGGGGGAAGGGCGGCTCGGTATAGGGATTTGGTCGGTGGGAATTTTGATGCTGTATTGGAAGAGATGTCGAAACCTATGCAAGTACCAAAGTTATATTCTATTACGCCGGATATGAATAAGTATGATGTTGAATATAGAACTTGGTTTAATGATTATCTGGGGTCCCGGTATCCAGAAGTTCAGCAAACCGAAGTAGATTGGGGGGCTGATTAATGGCTATTCCAGTTGCAGCAGGAGCAGCATTGGCAACTTTGCCAGCATTACTTAAGGCGTTTTATGCTTCCAAGCATTTTATACCTGCATTATTAGGAGCAGGATATTTAGGTAGTACAGCGGTTGGAGCTATGGGACAGGCAGGGGAGCGTGGGTTAGCCCGAGAACAATTGAGATTACAAGAGTTGATGGGCAAGGCTTCTGCGGAGGCTACCGAGAGGGGCGTCAAAGAATCCCGAGCCAGAACAAAAGAGTATATGGAAACTCTATTGAAAATGAGAAAAGAGGAAAAGAAGGAAGCTCGGGAACTTGCTGCTTTACAATCTTTTCAACAAAGTCAGGACAGGCAGATGGCCTTAATAATTCAAGCTATACAAACTATGGGTCAGCGACAGATGGGAGCAGCTACACAAGCTCCTGGGACTGGAATGCTTGGATTGATGAGAGGAGGTTTTTGATATGCCAGCAGGAAGTGATGCTTATTATGACTCATTATTCGGGCCAGAAGCAGGGGCAACCGTTCCTAAAGGTAAGGGTGGTATAGGTGGTTTATTAAGCGGTCCCGGGGTTAAAGGACTGGGGGCAGGTATTTTCGCTACTTGGTTATTGAATAAAATACTCCAGACAGGTCACGAGACTGGAATGAGAAGGATTCAACGTGAGGGGTTAAGAGGCCAGGCTGAGATGGTGACTCCAGAGACTCTGTATTATCAGGCGGCTCAACCGCAAGCACAAGCAGAAGAAGCTATGGCACATCAGGCTCTTATACAACAAATAACTGGGGGGGTTCTCGGACCTCAACTTGCCAAGGGCAACAAATAACTGGGGGGGTTCTCGGACCTCAACTTGCCAAGGGAGAAATGATGATTGGGGGAAGATAGTTTTTAGAAGAGTATTCTAATGGCAAAATATGACCCCGACCAAGACATTCCTTATGGCATTGCCTCGGCTGATTTTCCTATTACGTTTTATGATAGGCCGCAATTAGCTTTTGGTAATCTTCTGCGTGGAAATATTGATGGGGCGACTCGATCTATTTTCGCACCCCAAACCCTAACACCGAATGAGATACAGAATTTTCGTAATGCCCTATTCAAAGGGAAGAAACCTAATCCGCTTCTTAAGACAATCACCGACATAGCTACGAATCCGCTTGTTATTATAGGGCTGGCGGCGGGGCTATGGAAATTTCCAATAGGATCAACTAAACCCTTAATGGACTTGGCGGCGGGAATGATGCCCAAAGCTGTTTCGATGGGTAAGATGATGTCAGGATTGCATCCGGCTATTACAAACCTCCGCAGTGTGCCTGGAATGTATCAGGCGTTGGCTGATGTTGTTGAAGGTAAAACAAAATTTATCGGAAAACAAATAGATGATATAAATAGATTATTCGGTAAGGCCGGTCGTATTTCAAGAGTAGAAGGTTATCAGGTAGCGGCCAGATTAGACGGACTTCATACTGCGGAACATTCGCTGGTAAAGTTGCTTGGAAAAGAGCCTGAGATTATAGCGGTGATGGGAGGGAAGAATCTCCCTGTTGCAGCAGGACTAAAAGCAGGTATGCGGAAAGAGACATTAAACCTGTCTGGTAATTTGCGTGGCTGGTTAAATAAAGTTAGAACTGCACTAAAGAATACTCCTGGAGGGGAGGACAGGATACGAGATGCGTTAGCGAAGCAGGGCTTAACTTATGGAGACGATGTAAAACATTATTACCCGAGAAATGCACAGTACGATAAGTATTATTTGAAAGCAGTCCGGGGAACTACCAAGAGTAGATATAGAAAGTTTATGCGTAAGGAGGCGGAGGTTGGCCCCATATCTGGACACACCATTGCTCGAAAAGGCGGTGGGATGCCTAACTTAGAACATCTTAATCTTTTGGAATCTCAAGGCGTTATTCCCCGAGGATATACTAATGCAGCGAGTCAGGTATTCCAGAGGTGGGGGGACGATGCTGCTCGTGAAGTTGAGAAAGTGTGGCGGGATGTTAGTAAGTTGGGATTAGATAGTGGCCGAGCTAATACTGAATTTATAAGGCGGATGGAGAATTACTTTACAAAAGGGGCTGGGAAGAAACTTGATTTTGCAGGGAGATTTGGCGGCAAGAATACAGCAAGAGATACGCTGAATGCTATGGCTGATTCTCTTACAGAGGCAAGTATTAAAGGAGACGATTTCCTTAGAGCCGAATTGCAAGAAGTCGGTCGGGTTATGGGGACTCCCAGACAATATACCCTTGACATTTGGGATGCCACTCAAAGATATGCTAATGGGTCGGCTACCGTTCACGCATGGCATGGGACAGGTGCAGGTAAGAGGATTAACGAGATAGCAAGTAAGCCGGGGATATGGGGGAATCAACCTTGGCTTGAGTCTTATGTGCATGATGACTTGGTGCCTCATATTATGGGACTGAAATCCTACCAGGAATTGCAAAGGTCTATAGCATTCTCATTGAAAAAAGCCAAAGTACATCAATTCATACAAGAGCATCCGATGGCCGAGCATATTCTCGGTAAAAAAGGAAAAGAATGGATAATGAGATATACCGGAGATGCTTCCCGCTCTCTCTCTGCGGAGGGATTGGGTGCGAGTGTATCCCATTGGTTTCACCTATCCACACTTGGGGCTAATATCTCTCCAGCCAGTAAGAACAGTTTGCAGACTTTACTGACGACCCTGAATGTTGTCGGGCCGCAGGGAATGTATCGTGGGTTGAAAGGTGTCCCAGGAGGGGGCGGAGCATTGGCCAAGATGCAGAATTATATTAAGTATATTGTGAAGGATGGGAAAACAACTAAGGAAGCATTTCGTAGGGCTTTCCCAGAATATGTAAATGATATGGGGGACGCATCTCAGATCGTGGAATCTCTTCTTGCGGGGGATATTGCCAAGGAGGGATTTGCGAGGAAGATGATGAGTGCTGGAGCTTGGGAGAAAGTTAAGACCGCGATGCTAATGCCTTTTAGTACATCGGAGGGGTTTAATAGGATCATAACTTACTATGCTGGAAGGAATCAGCATTTATATCAGAATGCTCATAAGTTATCGGGGGCATCCTCCGCAGTGAAGGATGCGATATTTAACGAGGCAGGAAAAGTGGGGCAGACTTTGACGATGACAACTCAGTTTACTGGTGGGCCTCTGGGGATTCCAAAAGCATTGATTAATGTGTGGACTCCTTGGAGACAATTTATGCACTTCCCGACACGATTCGCAGCTATGTTGCACGGGTCTCTTAGGATGGGGCCAGACCCGGCTAAATTGGATTGGGGAACTATTGGAAGGACGCTGGCAGGTTCTACGGCGATGTATGTGGGAGCAAGGAATTTATTAGGAGTGGACTTATCGGCGGGATTATTGACGGGGGCATTGCCGGTTCCGACGTATGAGGGGTCTCCTTTCTATCCTTGGCCATTAGTACCCCCATTGGCAGGTGTTATTGGAACAGGTGCAAAGGCTCTGCTGACAGGGGAGGCTCAGGATTTGGGTGCGGCGGCTGCATTGTTAGTTCCTGGTGGAATAGGGGCGAGGAAAGCATATAGAGCATTGCATCCTAAGTATGCGGATTATAAGAACAAGACACCTGATGGCAGGATTCCCATTTATAATAATAAACATGCTTTGATTGGGACGATGACTCCTCTGCAACTGACGCTTAAATCATTGGGGTTACGGCCATCGGGTATAGCGGCGGAGCAGGGGGCGGCTAAGTGGTTGTTAGCCCAGAGGGAGAAGATACGGGCATATAAGAGGGATTACCTACAAGCTTTGACTGAGAATGATAATAGGAAGGCGGAGATGATTCAGAAGGAATTCCAAAAAGCATACCCAGAATTGGGGCCGCTACAGGTTAAAAAATCAGACATTCGTGCCATAGAAAATCGTCGGGAAGTATCTCGATTGCACCGCATAGAAAAAGGATTACCAGCAGCATATAGATCACTGTTTAGTCAAGTCTTAGGGGAAGCCAGTTTAGCCAATATCACACGGGATATTGATATGGACCAGACTGGGCTGGAAAAATATTTGCAGTAGCTCTTTTTTTTATTTTTCTGTTGACTTCCTCCGCAGAGTTTTGTATAATACACACAATGGAATTGAGATGAGCCGGAGCCATGTGGGTTTTACTCAAGGGTTGGCCGGAATACTCAACTCAATTCAATATCATAGAAAGGCGGAAAAATGAAAAAATACTACAAATTAACAAATCAAAAATTACAAACATATAAAGGATTTCAGTGGAAAATAGGAAAATGGGTTAAGGCCGAGGGAAAATCTGATGCTTTGTGCACAAACGGTTGGTTACACTGTTATGAGCACCCTCTTTTAGCTGTTTTACATAATCCTATACATGCTGATTTCATCTATCCAAGGTTATTTGAAGTAGAAGTGCGGGGGAGGGGACTTTTTAACGGTCAAGTAAAATGCGGTTTTAGAGAAATGCGAATTGTTAAAGAAATTCAATTACCAAAAATTGCTCCGGTTCAAAAAATAGCTTATGGAATCTTATGTGCTAAACAAATTTACAAAAATAAAAAATGGAATAAGTGGGCTGATAATTGGTTAAACGGGACAAACAGAAACCATGCTGCTGCTGTTGCTGCTGCTTATGCTACTACTGATGCTTATGCTGTTGCTGCTGCTTATGCTGCTGCTTATGCTGCTGCTGCTGTTGCTGATGCTGCTGCTGTTGCTGCTGCTGCTGCTGCTGTTGCTGCTGCTGCTTATGCTCAGAGTATTGATTTGGTGGAAATTGCAGAACAGGCTATGAAAATAAAATAGGGGGCAAACATTAACCAGGGCTGCGGGTTACGGAATGTAAACGTAAGTCCCCCTTTTATAGAAAGGAAAAAATGAAAAGAGCATATTGTGACTTGAATCTTCGGGGCAAAACCCTAACAAATATTGAAACTGCTAATTCAATAATAGAAGAATATGCAGATGAGGGGTATGATCTTACACTTCGACAGTTATACTACCAGTTCGTTGCTCGGGACATAATTCCAAATAGTCAGCGGGAATATAAGAAATTAGGGACAGCGATTAATAATGGGAGATTGGCCGGATTGATTGATTGGAATAGCATAGTTGACAGGACGCGGCGGTATTTGGTAAATGCTCATTGGGAATCCCCTGTGGATATTATTGAGGACTCTGCTTCACAATATGCTATTGACACTCGGGCTACTCAATCCAATTACGTTGAAGTGTGGGTAGAAAAAGATGCTCTTGTTGGAGTAATTGGGGGGGTATGTGACTCGTTGGATGTTGGATATTTGTCTTGTCGGGGATTTGTGAGTCAATCGGCTATGTGGAGAGCGGCAATGCGATTAAAACATAAAGAAGCTGATGGGAAGGATACTACAATTTTGCATTTAGGCGACCTCGACCCGTCGGGTATTGATATGACTCGGGATATTCAGGATAGGTTGGATATGTTTGGAAGTGATGTTGTGGTAAAAAGAATAGCTCTCAATATGGATCAAATCGAAGAATATAATCCTCCGCCTAATTATGCCAAGTCAACAGACAGTCGTTATACAAACTATAGGGAAATATACGGAGAGGATTCGTGGGAACTTGATGCACTTGATCCCCGAGCTATCTCTGAACTCATCGCGGAAAATGTTCTTCTTTTGACCGAGTCTGAAAAGCGAGAAGCACTCATAGAAAGGCAAGAGGAAGAACGTGGTTCAATTCAAGAAGTAGCCGATAATTGGGAGGGGTGAAAAAGGGGTGATTTTAAGAAAAATCCCAAGAAACCGTTTGAGGTTAGGTGTCCGAATAAAATCAGGAAACGAATTGCGATGCACGAGCGGGCCGAAGACGCTCGGCAAAGACAAATAAAATCTCCGATGGAAAAAATTCTTTCATTACCAACAACGAAGAATACCAAGAAGAGGGGTTCGATGTGGTCACGATTCACCAGTAGAATAAAGAAATTTTTGAAATGATTGAATTTCAAGAATATCCTAATTGTACGAAATGTGGACTTTGCGAGTCAGCGAAGAATCCGGGGATTCCCACACGGAGCTTATGCGGTTTCCAGCAGGTAACAAAAGGCGTGGCTCTTTTGGTTGTAGGGCAGAATCCGGGAAATACGGAAGATAAAAAGAACGAATCTTGGGTTGGATATACCGGACAGTTATTAGCTAAATTTATTAGGGCGGCTGAATTGGAAAAATATTGTGATGTCTATTTGGCTAATGCCTGTAGGTGTCGGAGTCCCCAAGGCGGTGACATATCACAGGCACAGGTTAGAGCTTGCCGAGATTATTTGCATAAAGATTTATATGATTTGTTTGACTTCTACAAAGAGGTTATTATCTTTGCCATTGGGGCTAAGGCCGCCTACAGTATTACCAATAATAGTTCACTAAAAGACACCTTTAAGAAACAAGGAAATACAGTATCTTTTCAGGGTGGAGAAGCAAAGAAAATTAAAGTTTTTAGCACATATCACTTGGCGATGCTGCATCAGATGAGGAAACCTGCATTAGTGAGGGCGGTCGAAGCTCATTTCACCCTTCTGCGGAGGTATTTGGAAGGGAAGTTTATTCCTAATGAGGAAATCGAGGAGCCGATTATTGGGGAACATATTCCCTGGTGGACACTTGACAAAGTGAAAGCTGTATCGTGTGACATTGAGACTTATGGGATTTTGCAGGG